AAGCATGAACTAAAGGCGGGAGCATCGTTAGAGATGTTCCCGCCTTTGTCATGCCTGTTTCTGCTGTTCAGCCTGTTGTTTCGCTTTCCACTGTCATCGACACGGTTTTGCCGCTTACACATAGTCCTCACCGGTGATCTCCCGGTACTCAGAAGCCGTAATAACTGCATCCACCACCGCACGGTTCAGCCCGTCCTTGCCCAATTTGCCGCAGCGATAGAGATTGCGCAGTGCGTTTGCCCTCGTATTCATTTTCCATTCCCTCCATATAAGAGCGCATATGCGTCCTCCAGATCGGTAAGCTTACCCATTTTGACTGTGCAGGTGCCGTCTGTGTGGACGGTCAGATCGCCCCGGAGGGAAAAGGCGCTGTTGTCATACTCGCCTTGATCATCCAGGATGCTCCACACGGCCCCATCGGAAAACATGCGATTGACCTGCGCAAACTCCCCGGAAAGCGTAATTGCCTTGCTTTCCCGCCCATCCCAATCCGGGTCGTGCATCAGTCCGTCTATTGTCGCCTCATATTCAGCTCCATTGATCTTCACTTTTGTCATAGAATCAGTCCCCCTTCCGCGTCATTTGGACGTAATGTTGGCGTTTGTGTACATGATGGTATATCTGGTGTAGCTTGACGTTGTACCGGTCTTGGTTTCAATGCCGGTAAAAGCGATGGTGTAGGACCTTCCCTCCTCCGCCACAAATTCGTAAGAGCAGGTGGTGCCGGTTCTTGATGCCACCGTAGCCCCGTTGAAGGTAATTTTAAAAGTAGGATACGCATACCAGGCTCCAGTATTGATTGCTGCCGAGCAATTGACAGTGATAGAAGTTCCGGGCGATATGGTAAAGTTGGTAGAGCTTGTCGTAATGCCGTTGACCTTTACCTCGCTGTATGCGGAGGTCCCGGTTACGCTCACCGTTGCATTTTCAACCAGATTGATTGTGTAATTGGTTCCGCCGCTCAGGGTCTTCCCGCGTTTGATGGTGTAGTTGGCCCCGCCCACAGGGGTCTTCCCCTGCTTCACCCTGTAGCTTGTCCCGCCCACCAGTGCTTTGCTGCTCATGTGACCACCTCAAGAATACTGCCAGGCGATTGCACCCTCGGCAGCAGGGTTTGTTGTTGAAGCGTGGAGAGAGGTATTGCGTACTTTTGCGGTAGCTGGAGATGAATCTTCGGCAGCTGTCAGCATCCCAGTCATGGTTCCGCCCGAAAAAGGCAGCTTTGTAGATAGGCTTACGTCCATCTCACTTTTCTTGTAATACCGCTCGTCGTGGCTGTGGCTTGCCGCTGCCGCCCCGATGTCCGCCGGCGCGATGGCATCGCTGCCGCCGGTCTTGTGGCTTGCCTTGTGGGCCGTGGGCGTCATGGAAGCAGGAAAATCCGTGATCTCCGACTTGGTGTGGGTGTGGCCGGTAAGGGCATAGAGCGCATCAAAATACGATTTCAATACCGCCTTCACCCGGCTCCAAAGGACCTGTTTTGGCTTGCCGCCGTCAGCGCTGTCCGCCACCAGCACGCCGTCCCCATCCACGGGCGCCGCCTTGACTGCGTCCGCCCCGGGCAGGTCCGCCTTGGCTGACACTGCGCCGTCCAGAAGGATCATATTGGCGTTGATCACCGCGATGTCCGCCGTGTTGTTGTCCTCCGGCAGCTGTAATTTCAACTTGCTTGTCTCAGTCATTCCATTCTCCTTCCCTGATTTCGCCCCAGGTGTGAGTCTTTGCCTGCCCCCAGGTCAGGGGCTTCACCTCCCCCCAGGTGCGGTACAGATACTCAAAGATAAAGTCCAGATGTGCGGGCTTGATCTCGCTGATGGCGGAGCGCAGGTCGTCGATGTTGGGCGGCACCCCCAGGCGGCTCACAAACTTGACCACAAAGTAAAACTCGCTGTTGTGCTCCACGATCTCCACCTCTCCGTTGGTGAAGCTCTCCGCCACAGAACGGATCAGCTCACAGGTGGCCGCGCCCTGGCCCCGCACCTTGCTCAGGAGGCGGCTGCGGCGGTACTCCTCCGGCCGGGACAAGTCCACCGGCACGCCGTAGGCCTCCTCCCACATCGAAAGCCCCCATCCGCTGGCCGTCCGGGGGTTCAACTGTAAGAGGAGCTCCTCCACGCTCTCCCCCGCCGCGCCGGTCATCTCGCCCATTACCCGCTGGAGCTCCCGGACCTGGGCGCTGTTTTGGTAGCATGGGGGCAGCTTGACCATCAGGTCGCTCACTGAATACGCACCTCCCCCAGCACCGGCACACTGCCCGCCGGGATGGAAACATCCTCCGTCTTGCCGTTGACCGTCAGCGCCGTGTAGTTCACCACACCGGGAATGGTCAGCAGCAGCGCCGCCACCCGGTTGTAAATCATGGTGTAGGCCCCGTCCTCCTCCGGCCGGTAATAGACCTGGCGGAACTTCTCAGAGATCAGCTCCCGCCGGTAGGCCTCCAGCTTTTCCTGAAGCTCCAACCGCACCGCTGCCGCCGTGGTGGCCGCTGTAAGCTGCACCGTTGCTGAAACGGAGACCTCCAGCTCTGCAGCGGAGGCCACGGACACCGTGCTGCCCACCACCCGCCGCGCCTCGATGTACGCCGTCGCCGCGGACACAAGCTCCGCGGACGCGGCCTTCCCGTTCGCATCCACCAGCGTCACGGATACGGTGCCCCGTCCGCCCGCCAGCTCCACCACTTTCGCCTCGCCCACGCCCGGCACCTCCATGGCCCACTGGCGCAGCTGATATCCGTTGCCGCTGGTGGGCGGACGCTTGCGCCGCTCGTCGATCCGGCGATAGAGGGCGCTGTCGTTCTCCACGTCCGTCCCGCCGGAGGCCTCTCCGTTTTCAAAGGAGCTCAGGCCCAGGGGATTGACGTACATCCGGGTGACGGCCCCCGCCTCCACGTTGTAGGCGCTGCCCGTCCCGGCGGCGCGCAGACGGCCCGTGGCCGTCCCCGTGGAGCCGATAACCACATCCTCCACCAGTGTAAACTCCAATCCGCCAGATGTCAGAAAAGCCGTCCCAGCGGGTAAAACCGTACCCGCCTCTCCCGTCAGGGAGACGTCGCAGTAGGCGTAGGTTCCCTCCTTGCGGGTGATGTTGAAATAGTTCTGCCCCACCGCGTCTAAGTAGGGGCCGCTGCTTTCATCCACAAACAGCATGGACGCCACGGCGGGCAGCGCCTTGTAGAGCTTGCTGATCTCCTCCGCCGCCGGGCCGATCATGGCGTCGGCAAAGCCGCCCTCCATGGGGGACAGGCCTGTGGCCTGGTTGATCTTTGCAAGCGCCTCCGCCTTGATCCGCTCGGTTGTCCGGTCCTCAAACATGTATGGTCTCCTTTCCGTAAACGGTGTCCACCTCCACGCACAGGCGAACCTGGCTGCCCTCCAGGGCAATCTCCGTGACTTCGGCCGCCGTGATGTAGGGGTTCACTGTCAGCGCCTCCTGGATGTAGCGCCGGGCCTCCTGCAGCTTGGTGTCCTCCTGGTAGGGCTGCCCCACCAGCGCGTCCAGCTCGCAGCCGTAGTCCCAGGAGAAAATGGGGAACTGGTAGCGGGCGGTTTTGATGGCCCGCCACACCCAGCTTTTCACCGCCTCCAGCCCGGAGGCTACCGCCGCCGCTCCTCCGGAGAAAACCGGAGCGTCCCGCTCATAGTCCCACGCCGCGTCCCGGTAAAGGGGCAGGTAGGCATCTTCCTCTGCCGCGCTGGTATCAAACATGGGAAACAATGTCACGCTTTCACCGCCTTGCAAATTAAGTAGTAGTCCTGTCCATCCAGGCTGAGCAGCACCACCCGGTCGCCCCGCCGGAGCTTGAGCGCACTGCCGTCGTCCACGCTCCAGCGGTAGTCCAGCCCCTGGGCAAGGTACAGATCCTCCGGTTCCAGCACCAGCTCGCCGCAGGAGACCTGCAGTGTCCCATTGCCGGAGTGCAGCACCTCGCCGATGGAAAATGCGGAGGGCTGCGCCGCCCGCCGCCCCAACTGCATCAGGGCGGACACGGCCGCGGTCATGGATTCGTCAAAAGACCTGCTCATTTGATCTCACTCCCCGCTGTGGTCTCGCTGCTTACGTTCCGGAAGTTCAGCGTCAGTTTCGTGGTGTATATCCCGTTTTTCCAGGTGTGGCTGTCGCTGTCGATCCAAAAAAGGCCGCTGACGCCGCTGCCCATGTCCCGCAGGATCACTGCCTCGCCGGTGATGAGCCGGGGGTCTCCCATGCACTGCACTGTCAGCTTCCGCTGCACTCCGTGATCCTCCAGCCATGCCCTGGCCCCGGTGGAGACGTCCTCGCCCGTCCGCTGCGTCAGCACATGGCTTAAGCGCCCGCTCAGAGCGATGGACGGCTCGTCCTCGATGCGGCGCACCAGCTTGCCCGTGTCCGTGTAAAGGATCACGCTGTTCTGGAGACTTCCGATGTCCCAGGTGCTGGTCACGCTCATGGTGGAGGAGATGGAGAGGCTGGCCGAGTCCGCCTTCTGACGCACGCTCAGCCGTCCGTCCCCGTCAAAGCCCACCAGATACCGCTTCCCGTTTTTCTCTCCCGCCAGGGTGTAGAGCGTGGTGAGGATTTTGTCCAACGGTACGCCCGGAAATTTCCGGGACACGGTGACGCCGCTTTTGGCGATGCTTCCTGTGGGCAGCCCATAGGTGGATGCAATGGAAGCCGCTGCCTGCTCCGGCGCGGTGTTTTGAAACTTGTACCACCCCTCATTTTGCGTCAGATACCAGCTCCGGTCCACCGCGCCAAGGTCGGCCACCGCGCTCTGGCTGTCCCTGGTGACGCTGACCAGCGGCCCAAGGAACCGGCTCTTACCGCCGCTGCGCAGCGTCACCAACGCCCCCTGCTCTAAGGGCAGCGCCCGGTCCGCCAGCAGTCCGCAGCGCACCTCCCGGCCCACCTGGTTCACATTGCCGGACCATGTCAGCGTCTGCACCAGCTCTGTCACATCCACGCTCCGCTCGCCGCTCCGGGTCAGGTACACGTGATACGCATACTCGCTCATATGACTCTCCCCGCTTCCGCCGCGCCGCCGCTCTTCAGGACGCACTTTCCCGTTGCGTCATCTGTGACGACCTCCGTCTTTGCAGCCATGGCCGCGCCGCCGGAAAGGCTCGCAGCGCCGGGCAGGGCGTTCAGCGCCGGGATGGTCAGCTGCTGGCCGGGGTATATGAGGTCTGGATTTTTAATCGACGGATTGGCCGCCGCCAGACGGCAGCAGAGGGAGCCGTCGCCGTAGAACTTTTTGGCAATGTGCCAGAGGGTGTCCCCCTTGGCCACCGCGTAGGTCCTGGCGGAGGCGGCGCCGGTCTTACTTTGGCGCGCCGGCTTGCGCACCGTCCCCGCAGCGGACAAAGCCGCCGCGGCGGGCGTCCTGGTCTGCCGGATGGCGATGTCCGCGTAGTAGTCGTTGGTACCGTCCTGCTCCCGGTATTCCAGGCTTTCAATCAGCACCAGGGCGTTGGTAGGCGTCCCGCTCACCAAAAAGCGCACCGTGGTCTTTGCGTCGATCCAGCGCTCTATCTGCATCAGGTAATGCCAGGGGTCCGCCACTGCGCCGCTCACGCAGAAAGGGTACAGCTGCGCCGGGAACAGGCAGCTTTTCAGCGTGGTGGACCCCATCCGCCGCACGCCGCCTAAGTTGACCTCCCCGGTCTGGTCCAGCGACACGGTTTCCACCGTGTTGTGATGCGTCCAGCTGTAGGTGGAGGGCGTCACCGGCAGCGTCAGCTCAATCCTCGCCGCCTCGTCCAAAAAGGTCAGTGTCCTCAACATCTCAGCTCACCCCCGCGTATAGCTTCCGCTCAATGGCATAGGCAATGGCCTCGCCGATCTCGTCCAGGTCGCCGTCGCTGCGCACGGAGAAGGAGTTGCCCGTCACCTGGACGCTGACGCCGCCACTCCGCCGGTCCAGCTCCCGGGCCTCCCGGGCCGTCAGCACCCGCTCTCCCTCATGCAGCAGCGCTGCATAGTTGTTATAGGGCACACGATGCATGCCATAGGCTTTCGCCCGGTAGCGTGCCTCGCTGAAATCGTAATCCTCCGGGTCGCCGGTGTAGGGGCCAAAGGTGGAAGCCCGCCCCTTGCTTTTCTCCTGCTGAAGCCTGTAGCTGTTGCTCCAGCCGCCAAAGGCTGCAGTCAGCTCCCGGGTGGCCGCGACGGAATCCTGCTGCGCGTCGATCATGGCGCTGTACTGGTCGCTGGATTCATAGGCGGCTGTGGCAAGGCTTTCCGCCTGGCCCTTCAGCTCTGCCATTTCGTTCACCGCCGCCTCGTCTCCCGCGTCGGAGCGTTCCTTCAGCTCCGCGTAGCGCTCCCCCATCTCCTGCAGCCGCTGAGAGGTTTTATCATCATACAGTGAGGTCTCCTGGCCTAACAGCACCGCCGACAGCGCCTCCCGCTGATACTGGTCCGACAGGTTGTCCATGGATGCCTTGTGTTCGCCGATCCTGCCGTTCAGGTCTATCAGCGCGTTGCCCAGCTCCCCGCCGTAGGCCGCGATCTGATCGGAAAGGCCAGAGGTGCGTGTGTCGTTGTAGCCCTTGCCCATGGCGTTGGCAAGCTCCTGCTCAAGGCCCTCAAGCGTGGAGGTGAGGCCCGGGAAGGTCTGCGACATTTCCTCCATGGAACCCGCATATTTCCCCTCCAGCGCTTCCAGAATAATGTCCACGGCCCGTCCGCCTTCCACGTCGCCCCTTGAAATCATGCTGTACATGGTGCCCTGGTCCACGCCGTATTTGTCGGCAAGCATCCCCACGGCCCCGATCCCCCGGTCGTTGAGGATATTCAGGTATTCCAGCGTGGTCTTTCCGCTGGACTTCATCCGCCCCAGCGCCTGAGCCACCGTGGTCATGTCCGCGGTGGACTGTCCCAGGGCCGCCCCCGCGTCGCCGATGGTGGTGAGAACCGGCAAGATGCTGTCCGCCCCGTAGCCATAGGTGGCCAGCGTCTTGCTCATGGCCGTCAGATCGTCGTAATAGAACGGCGTGTAGTTGGCCATGTCCACCAGATCGGAGAGATAGCTGTCCGCCGTGCCCTGGTCGCCGAACAGCGTGGCAAAGGAAATCTTGTCCTTTTCCCGCTGGGCTGCGGTGGCACTGCCGCTCTCCAGCGATGCGGCCTGCCGCTGCGCCGCCTCGTCGTAGAGGTTGTTGTAGTAGCTTTTGAAGGCGTCATCCTTCGCGCTTTCAATCTGTGTCCCGCCGCTGATCGCTCCCGAAAACATGCCAAAACCGGCGCCGGCCAGAGCGCCCAAAGGTCCCGCAACCGCGCCGGCCGCTGCGCCGCTGATCGCTCCGCCGATTGTCTGCGAGAGGAAGTCGGCCTCAGGGACTCCCAATGCGCTGCTGAAAAACTGGTTTGCCGCTCCGGAGACAGATCCTGCCAGCATATTGAAGATGCCCGAGGCGGCAAACCTTTTCCCCAGAGACGACCCCAGTACGCCGCTCTGGTTCTCCGCCTTCCGGGCGGAGACGGCGCTGTCCAGGGCGGCCTTGTTCATCGCCTTGTATCCGGATACGTTGGTCTGCAGCTGCACATTCACATCCGCAAGCTTCTGCTTCAGCTCCTGCTGCTCCTTGATGGCCTCATCCATGGCCCCGCGGCTGGCCTCATCCTTCAGCTTTTTGTAGCTCTTTGTGGCCTCCTTTACCTTGACATCCGCCTGGATCAGGCTGCTTTTCAGCTCAGCCGAATCCTTGACCAGCTTCTGCTGGGCCTTGCTGTAGCCCTCCACGCTTTCTTCCAGGTTTTCCATGTCCTTGTCAAAGGACTTCACGTTCCCCGCGATGCTCTTCAGAACGGGGCTTACGCCGTCCTTCAGCGATATGACGATTCCTACGTCCTCCGCCATGCAGCCACCTCCTTATTGACTTTCTATCTCAATGTGGTACGATAAAGCTGTAAAAAAATTCCGCATGTGAAAGGAAGGTGTTCCCATGGGAAAATTTAGAATCTTCTGCTGCGATCAACGCTTCCTGCTTACCGGAGGTGGCATCATGACCGCCCCGTTTCTTCTTCTTTTATTCGTGTTCACACGGGAATCGTTTTATCTCTTTCTGTTTATATATGGCTGCGTAATCCTCGCCTGCGGCATCTATGGCTACACCTTGGTGAAGGAGCTTGCCCGCCGTCAGGCCAGGCTCGAGGCCGTTGCCAGGGAATCCCTGAATGGGATGCTTACAGGCATCCAATACCAGGCGGAAAGGGTATTCGACATAGCCGTTGAACTGTCCGGCTGCGTTCCAAAGAGCCCCGATTGGTACAAACTGGCCAATGACTATCGGGAAAAGTACAAAGAATTCTGGCGTCAGGCCGACGATTTCACCGATGAACTGAACTATGATTTTGTCCGTCATTTCAAGCCCAGCCGCTACCGTATGGACGACCAGCTGGAGCTCATCAGCCGGATCGAATCCTGCGCCCCGGACGATCCCCGTCTGCCCGGCCTCTGCGCCAGGCTCCGCAAACTCTCCGCCCCTTTGGAAAATGAATGCGGATGATCCCCTTCCCCGCCTCCCGCAGGAGGCGGGGTTTTTTCAGCGCTCACTGCGCTGCTCGATCTCCCGGAGGGCCAGCGCCCAGGTCAGGTCCCGGCCGCCCGCATCCATCCCATAGTACATCTCCGGTGTCCAGTGATGGGCCTGGAATAAATAGCTCACCAGGCTCAGCTCTGGGTCGCTGCCCTCCTCTAAGCGTTTTTTACTTCTTCAATGGTCATCCGCCGGTAGCCGCACAGCTTTTCCACCGCCCGGCTCAAATCCTCGATCTCGCCCGGCAGCAGCAGCGCCTTCACCGCCTCCGCCGGTGTGGCCGCACCGTACTTTTCCTGCAGCTGGGGTGACCTCAGATCCGGCTCCTCGCATCCCGCCAGCAGGATCTGCACGTTCATGTCGTCTCCGCCGCTCTCCCGGAGCCGCTGCACCTTGCCGTAGGGCAGGCCCCGCAGCGAAAAGACCACATCCTGCCCCAGCAGTTCCGAAAGCCGCTGCACCTTGTAGCGGGCCGTGGGCAGTTGATGCGTCACATCGGGAGCCTCCGGCCGCAGAAGCAGCGCCAGAAGGTCTGTTTTCTTTTCCTCGCTCATTTACTGCACCTCGATCTCGTCTAAGTACTGGTAGCGGCTGAAGGTGAAGGCCTTGGTTACGGTGCCTACCGTGGCGGCCTTCCAATCGGCCAATGTCAAATCGTCAAAGCTGACATTGTAGAGGGCCACCCGCTCCGCACCGTAGCTGTCCGGGTCCTTCAGCTTGCTCACAATGGTGAAGCGGCGGTCCATGCCGTCCTGAATGCCGTCCTGCTTGCGGGCAAAGCCGCTGTCCACTTTGTAGAGCTCCAGGCTTCCGGTGCCGTTGGCGCTGGTGGCCTTTGCGTCCGACATGAACTGGCCGCACAGGTTCACCGTCTCCTTGTTGATGGCCACCTTGGCCTGGCAGGCGGTGCACTCGGCGATTTTCTCGCCGTCGCACCAGACCTCCCCGTATGTTCCGTTGATGGTTCGCTTTGCATTATCAATCGTCTTACTCATGGATCGCTTCCTCCTTACAGGTTGTTGAAGAGGACCTCAAAGTCCTCCATGGCGTCCGCCAGCCGGCCGCCGCACTTGAGGAACACCCAGCTGCCTGTGTCATGCTCCTTGATCTGCTGCTGTGTCAAGCCGGCAGTCTCCACCCCCTGAGACTTGAGCCACTTCTCCTGGGCCTCCACGTCGATCTGGACATAGCTCTCGCCCTTCGAGAGAACGCCCACCTGCTCCAGATAGGAGAAGTAATCCGTGATGGCCGTCACCAGCAGGCACTTGTTGTCGTAGGTGTTGGCAAACCGCCCGATGTACTCGTCCTCGATGGTGGTGCGCAGATAGTAGGTGATCAGGTCCATGCCCTCCACGATCTTAATCTTGCGCCAATCCTCCCTGCCATCTGCGGGAATGGTGGTCAAACTGTTGACCGCCCGGGCAATCTTGGCCTTCTGGCCGTCGTGGATCAGGATCAGCTTGCCCGCGTCAATGGCCGCCGCCTGTTCCGCACCCGTCCTGGCGGTGACTGCGGAGAGCTCGCCCAGGGAGGCATAGGTGGCACTGGAACCCATGGGAATGCCGGCCAGGATGCCGGCAATCCGGCTGCAGTACTGGGCTGCGGTGTACGTCTTGCTCCCGACGGCAAGACCGGTATCCTCAAAGTCGATGACGCCCATGGAGTCCGCCGCAACGCCGGGCGCCACCCACTTCACCGTCCGGTATGCCTTGCGCTGGTTCTCCACCCAGGTTTTCAGGACGGTTTCCTCCGCCTCAGTCACATCGGGCGGCGCGGCCAGATAGTCGATGCTGTAGGACTCAATGAGCTTGAGTCCCTCTTCCAGCGCTGATGTGTCCTCTGTACCTGTCCCAATCACCACGGCGATCACCTTGCTGGGGCCTCCCCGGTCGCTGCCGGTAAAGGCCCGGGCAATGTAATCCTGGTTGTCCTGGCCCAGCGTTGCCGGGATCAGGGCAGCCGTGGAAAGCGGATGCACCCCTGTTTCCTTGGTGTCGCGAACCATGACGGCCACGACCCCCTTCTTGCTGCGATTTGCCACGGTCTGAGCAGCCGCCTCAAAGCGGATGGTCAAACTGGGCAGGCCAATGCTTGCTGCCATACAATCATTCCTTTCTATCAATTATGTGTGGAGCTCATAGTGCTCCATCTTTTGCTGATCGCTCTCTTGATATCCCGGGCGCATATCCGTCCAGGAGAGTCGGATGGTGGCCTGCGCGTTGTCCGCCTCCGTCATCCCGGATACAGTGCTTGCTGTCAGGTACCGCTTCTCCACTGAAAGCGCCCCGCCGGAGAAAAGGGCCAGACAGCGGTCCAGCCGTTCGTTCAACTGCGCGCGGCTGCTGTCATGCTCATCCACCGCCGCAAAGCAAGTGATCCGTATGGTGAGGTCCGTGCGGATCAAGCCAATGTTTACATCCCGGATCTCCACAGCTCCGCATTTTAGCAGGGAGGAAGGCCGCGTAAAGTCGGAGGGCAGCTGATCCTCATATACCATCTCTCCCGGCCAGAGGGCCTCCAGCCTTCCTTTTACCGCCTGGATGACTGTATTGATCTCCAT